GCAACTTATGACCCAACTTCTAACTTAAGATTAAAAGGTATGTTATCAATCGGTGATTGGAGATATACTAAAGATTTTGATGCAGAGTTATTTGATGATAACCAACAATCAATCGGTACAGGTACATTGTACTTGAAAGATGCGAAAGTTGGTGATGCAGCACAATTTGTTTCTTACTTAGAAGCTGATTACAAACTTGGAAATAAGTTAAATGTAGATTTAGGATATAGATTTGTAGATAATCTTTTTGCAGATTACTCAATTACTGATTCAGAATTTACAACACCTGATAACGCAGGTGCATTGAAGTTACCATCTTATGGATTAGTTGATTTAGGTACAACACTTAGATTTAACTTCTTCGGAAATGATGCTTCATTCAGAGTAAATATCAACAACTTATTTGATACTTACTATATTGCTGAATCTAATTCTAATATTCATGCTTCTGCTGGTTCAGAAACTTGGAATGGAATTGATACGAGAAACTCAGTATGGTTCGGTTTCGGCCGTACTTGGAATGCTTCTCTTAAATACAGATTCTAATATAAATTAAAGAAATATTGGGGGGAGGAAACTCTCCCCACATTTCTTTTTATCTATCTTATGAAAAATTTAATCACAGTAGTAATACCATCTTATAACGAAGAGAATTATATCTACAATACTCTTTGGAGAATCTCAAGACAAAAGTTCGAGGGAAGTATCAGAGTTATTGTTGCAGATAATAGTTCAACCGATACTACTTTGGAAAGAATTTCTAAAGCCTCTGAAGATTTCAAAAACTTACAAATTGAATTAGTTGAAGGTGGAAATACTCCAAGAGCAAGAAACAATGGAGCAAAGTTAGTTACAACTCCTTATATTCTTTTTATGGATGCAGATTCCCTTTTACAAGGTGAAAATGTTTTTATAGAAACAGAAAAATATCTAAACAAATATGAAATCATATCAACTAAACAAAAATCAGTTACAGATGGTGATTTTAAATCAGTTTGGACTTATAAAATATTAGATTGGATTAGAATGATAATGCCAATCACCTTTTGTACAGGATGTTTCTTTTTAATATCAAAATCAAAATTCAACCAACTAGGTGGATTTGATGAAACTTTACAAAACTCAGAAGATTTTTGGTTATCAAAACAAATACCAAAATCTAAATTTAAAATCCTTAATGAATATATAGGACAAGATAATAGAAGATTTTTAAAATTTGGTTATTGGAACTTTCTTAAAATCAATATATTAAATTATTTAAATTTTTGGAACATAAAATGGTTTAAAAAAGATGTTGGATACTGGAAATAAAATAAAAGATTGGTTAAAAGATTATTTAGAAAAAGCAAACTTAGATTCGTTTGTAATTGGAGTATCAGGAGGAATCGATTCAGCTGTAACTTCAACATTATGTGCGATGACAGGAAACCCTACTTATCTTCTTTCATTACCAATTCACCAAAACGAAAAAGAGTTACAAAGAGCCGAAAACCATATGAGATGGTTAGGAGAACATTATGAAAATGTTCAAAATTTAGAATTTGATTTAACTCAAACTTATGAAACATTTAAGTTAATGTGGTTAAATGAAGATGATAATTTAGCTCTTGCTAATACTCGTTCAAGATTAAGAATGACCACTTTATATCATGTAGCAACTATGAACAAAGGATTAGTAGTTGGTACTGGTAATAAAGTAGAGGATTTTGGAGTAGGGTTCTATACAAAGTATGGAGATGGTGGAGTAGATATTTCACCAATTGCTGATTTAATGAAATCAGAAGTTAGAGAACTTGCAAAATCTTTAAACATAAACCAAGAAATAATTGATGCACCACCAACAGATGGTTTATGGGATGATGGAAGAACAGATGAAAATCAAATCGGTGCAACATATGATGAATTAGAGTGGGCTATGGAATTTAAAGGAGAACCCACAACAGAAAGAGAAAAAGAAGTAATAAATATTTACCAAAAGTTTCACAATCAGAACAAACATAAAATGGTAGAAATCCCTATATTTAAGAATGAGCAAGTTAATTAATTTATTCGGTGGACCAGGTATAGGTAAATCCTCAATAGCAAATGGAATTACTTATAAACTAAAAAAGAAACACATCAGTTGTAATAACCCATACGAATTTCCCAAAAGATTAGCTTGGGACCACAATATACCAGCGATATCAGACCAACTCTATGTTTTTGCAAATCAACACAGAGGAATAGCTGAGTGTTATGGTAAAGTAGATTATATCGTAATTGATTCACCAATTTTATTTTCTACAATTTACCACAGATATTATACAGAAGGATATCCTGCTGAATTTTATGGAGAACCTTTCCATAATTTAGTTATTGATTTACATAGAAAATATGATAGTATCAATATCTTATTAAAACGAGGTGAAACTGTACATAACGATGATGAGAGATTTCAAGATTATGAAAAATCATTAGAGATAGATAAGTTATGTAAAAAAATATTAGAAGAAAATAATGTTCCCTACCACGAAATAGAGGTTGGGCCTAAAACAGTAAAAAAAATTATGAAATTACTTGGAAAGTCCAAATAAATTTCGTATATTTGTATAAACAAAAATTAAATTATGAACTTACAAGAAATAGCAAGAAAGTTTAGAATATCAGATAATTTTCTAAACTCTAAAGAAGATGGATTACTAATAACAGCATCTTCATTGGAAGATATTATTAGAGAATTAAATAGTGGTAAGATTGATGAAAACAGAAAACAATCTATCATTGAAAAACTAGAAAGATTATCAAACTTTTGTAAAGAAGTTAAAAACTCATCATTCTAATATGGGATTTTTTGAAGATACAACAAATCAAGAGGTAAACAACTCTTTATGGGTTGAGAAATACAGACCTCGTAAACTAACAGAATATGTTGGTAACGAACATCTGAAACAAAAGGTAAGTGATTATCTTCAGAGTGGAGATGTACCTCATTTACTATTCTTTGGTAAAGCAGGTACAGGTAAAACAACCTTAGCTAAGTTGATTGTAAATTCAATTAGTTGTGATTATATTGTTATAAATGCATCTGATGAAAACAATGTAGATACTGTTAGAAACAAAGTAAAGGGTTTTGCTTCCACTATTGGTTTTAAGGATATGAAAGTAATCATACTTGATGAGTTTGATTATATGACACCAAATGCACAAGCAATCCTTAGAAACTTGATGGAAACCTTCTCAAAACATTGTAGATTCATTCTAACTTGTAACTATGTTGAGAAAGTTATTGACCCGATTCAATCTCGTTGCCAAACTTTTCAGATTGTACCACCAACTAAAAAAGATGTTGCAGTACAAATCTCACAAATTTTAGGTAAAGAAGGTATTGGATTTCAACCTGCAGACCTTGTACCTATTATTGATAGTTCATATCCTGATATTAGAAAGATTATTAATACTTGTCAGTTAAATTCTACCAAAGGTAAATTAAAACTTGATACAACCTCTGTAATCGATTCGGATATTAAATCTAAGGTAGTTGAAATTCTTAAATCAAACGATGATAAGAAAAACAAATGGAAGAATATTAGACAGGCTGTTGCTGATGCAAGAATACAAGATTTTACAGAACTATATACATTCTTGTATGAAAAGGTAGATGATTATGGTGGTTCAAATACTTCAAACATAATTCTAATTCTTTCAGAATCACAACATAAGGATGCATTGGTAGTAGATAAAGAAATTACTTTTATGTCTTGTATAATTCAAATAGTAGGAATAATTTAAAAACAAAAAATGAAAAAACAAGTTACAATTTTATTTACAATCTTAATATCTTTCATATCATGTCAAAAATCTGAATTAGATTGTTGTACATTACAAGAACCAACAACTAAATTATTATTTGTTGCTAACGAAGGAAACTTTGGTGAAGAAAATGGTTCAATATCAATAATAAAAGATAATAGTTTAATTAATACGATAGAAAATGTAGGTGATGTAGTACAATCACTTAAAGTTTATAACGATAAGTTATTGGTAGTTGTAAACAATTCACATAAAATAAAAATATTTAATATATTTGAAGATGGGATACTAACATTGGATACAGAAATATATACTGATGGTTCATCTCCAAGAGAAATGGTTGTATTTGCAGATAAACTTTATTTTACTAATTGGAATACACAAGATGTTAAAATTTTAAACTTATCAACATACACTATTGAATCATCCATAAGTTTAGATGGTTTACCAGAATCTATTATTGAAACCAATGGAGATATCTATGTTGGAATTATGATGAATTCTGATTATAGTGATGCATCAACAGTTGTAAAGATAAACCCAACTACTAATTATGTAACTTCTACATATGAAGTTGGAGCAGGACCAACCTCTTTATTAGTAAACGATGATAAGATATATGTTGCAAGAACATTTTATGATTCAAATTGGAATGCTTTTCATGGTACGAGTTTAATTGATTTGAATTATAATTCAATAAGTATTGTAGATTATGGAGCTGGTACAGTTTGTGGTGGTTCTGTTCATTCTTTTAAAGGAAATCCATATAGAAGTTATGAAGGTGGAGTTGCACAGTTAAGAGAAGATTTAACAATAAATCAAAGTAGTTTGATTGGAGATTATGATTCACAAAATGTTTATTCAGTAGAAACAATTGGTGATAGAATTTATGTTGGAACTTATGATGGATATGTAAAAGTTTTAACTGAAGATAATATAGAAATTTCAAGTTATAAAGTGGGTGAATTCCCTGGTGACTTTGAAGTATGGGAAAAATGATAAAATTAGAAACAGATTCACTTGATGTATTATTAAGAACACAACCTAAACTAATGGTAATGTTTGGTACTGATTGGTGTGGGAATTGTGATATTCTTAAACCAGAGTTTGAAAGAGTTTCTAATGAATATAAAGAAATACCATTTATACTTATAAATCCTGATAATTCTCCTAATAGTAGAAAACTCACAGATTTAACAAATATACCAATGGTAGTTGCCTTTAAAAAAGGAAAAGAAATTTTTAGTAAGTACGGAAATAAAAAAGAAATAGTACAACAAGTTTTAAAAACTTTAATATAAATAAATTATGGCACAAATTATAGGAGCAGGTGGTCAAGCACTTGGAGAAGAAAAACCTTTAGACATTACAAAAACAGAACCAGTAGGTTGTAAAAAATGTGGTGGAGAGGTATTTATTCAAGGATTTTCATTTAGAAGAGTATCAGCAATTCTTACAGGAAAACCAAAAGATGAATTATTACCAGTAGAATTATTTTTATGTGGTGATTGTGGTGAGGTTCTAAATGAATTATTACCAAAAGGATTAAAAATGGAAGATTAATGGCTAAATCTTTATTTGACCATATAAAAGCAGTTACACAATTTCAAGACCCAAACTATTGGGATAAACTTGAAGAGGGTGATAAGAAAACATGGAGTAATTATATGATTCATCGTTTTCTTTCTATGAATTCTGATTGGATAGAGGTACTTTCAGAGATACAACCTTATACACAAACCCTAGAACCCAAACAACTTTATTTAGCTTTAATTGGTATTTTACCGAAAGGAAGATATTATCTTAAATATACAAAGGGAAAAAAGGCTGGTAAATATGAATCTTTTCTAATTGAGATTTTAACAAAAGATTTTCAATGTTCAACAAAAGAAGCAGAAGATTACTGTGAAATACTTTATTCAACACGAGAAGGTAGAGAAAATATCAAGTATATATGTGAAAGATATGGTGTTGATAAAAAACAAATCACAAAGTTAAAATTAAAGGTATAAAAATTTGGATTTCTCAATTTTTTTTCGTATATTTACATAGTAAATAAAACATATTATGTATCAACCTTATAAATACGACCCAAATAATCCTCTTAGTGATGAGGAGTTAGATGAATTAGGTAAAGTGGATTTCGAAGGATTCTTAGAGTACTTAGATTCTAAAACTGCTTATCTTAAATCTAAAACAAGACCCATGAATTCTCATGAACTTAAACAAGTTGCAGCTTTATCTGCAGCAATTGATGGTAGAAAAATATCTGATAAAGAATGGGAAAGTATCAAAGAACAAGGTAAGATAAACGAAGAAGAAAATAATAAAAGATGGCAAAAGTAAGTTACTCACAATATGGAATGTATTCAACTTGTCAAGAACAATATAAGTTAAATTATATTGATAAGCTAGGAACATCTTCAGCAAATATCCACACAATATTTGGTTCAGCAATGCACGAAACTATCCAACATTTTTTGGATGTGATGTATAATGTTTCTAAAAAACAAGCACTTACTCTTAATTTAGAAAAGATGTTATACAATCAATTAGTAGAACATTTTACTAAAGAAAAAGAAAAAATGAATGGTAGGTTTCCTTGTACTCAAGAAGAGATTGAAGAATTTTTTGAAGATGGTAAACATATACTTTCTTACTTTAGAAAAAAATTAGATAAACTTTATTCTAAAAGTGGATTTGAATTGGTTGCTATTGAACAAGTACTTAATGCTGAAGTAAAACCAGGTGTTCATTTCATTGGTTTTATTGATGTACTTCTAAAAGATAAAACTACTCAAGAATATATTATCATTGATTTAAAGACATCAACACGAGGTTGGTCAAAATATCAAAAGAATGATAAAGTAAAAACATCTCAGATGTTACTTTACAAAAAATTCTACTCACAGAAGTATGATATTCCATTAGATAAGATTAGAGTAGAGTATCAAATCCTTAAAAGAAAGATATCAGAAAACTTTGAATATCCTATACCAAGAATTTCTAAGTTTGTTCCCGCTAATGGAAAACCTTCGATGAACCTTGCATGGAATGGATTTACAAATTTTGTAGATTCTGTATTTGGTGATGGTGGTGAAATAATACAAAAAGTATTTCCTCACACTAAAGGAAACCATTGTAAGTGGTGTGAGTTTAAAGAGAGAGGATTATGTTCTGCATGGAATTAGTATGTTTTTTAAATTTATATATATTTATATAAAACAATAATACAAATGTTATGGCAGATACAAAGTTAACAACTGTTAAAATAATAAAAAATCTTTATTCAAAATTTAAAAAGATTTCATTTGATTCTAATATTACTTTACAAAAATTAGTAAATAGGTCAGTTGATAAGTACATTGAGGATAAAGATTTTAGAAGTGAAATAAATAATTATCAAAACCTACAAGAAAGCGGCTCCGCATTTTAAAAAATGAAACAACAAGACAACGGAAATCCACAACTTAACCAAACTCGTAATGAATTTAACGATAGAGTTGAAACTAAAAGATATTTAGGACAAACTATGAGAGTTAAGTTAAACCACCACAGAAGATTTAGAACAATTTAAATAAAGGTTAATGGCAAAAAAGAAAATACTATTGTTATCAGATGACTTGAGAATGTCATCAGGGATAGCAACAGTTTCAAAAGAATTAGTTTTCGGAACATTTGAACACTATGATTGGGTACAATTAGGTGCAGCAGTAAATCATCCTGAAAAAGGTAAAGAAATCGATTTGGGTGAAGATGCTAGAAAAGTAAGTGGAGTAAAAGATGCTTCACTTAAAATTATTCCTTGGACTGGATATGGTGATGCAAATATTCTAAGAGAATTGATAATGAGACATCAACCAGATGCAATCCTACACTTTACAGACCCAAGATATTGGAGATGGTTATATGAAATGGAAGCAGAATTGAGACAAAACATTCCAATTCTGTTTTATCATATATGGGATGACCTACCAGACCCTCACTACAATAGAGATTATTACGAAAGTTGTGATTGGTTAGGGTGTATTTCAAGACAAACTTATGGTATTGTAAGTAGAGTTGGTAGTATAGATTCAGAAACAATCAAACCATTAGAAGAATGGCAAACCTCTTATGTTCCTCATGGTATCAATTCAAACACATACAAACCAACTGAAGTACCACAAGATTTTAGAAAACAATTACTTGGTGGTAAAGATTATAAGTTTGTTCTATTTTGGATGAATAGAAACATTAAAAGAAAACAACCATCAGATGTAATATGGGCTTTTAGTAAGTTTGTAGATGGATTACCAAAAGAAGATAAAGATAAAGTATGTTTGATAATGCATACAGCACCAAGAGACCAAAATGGTACAGATTTAATTGCTGTTGCAGATAGAATAGCACCTGGTTGTGATATTAAATTTTCAACTGAAAGAGTAAACCAACAACAATTAAATTGGTTATATAACTTATCAGATTGTACAATTAATATTGCAGGTAACGAAGGATTTGGATTAGTAACTGCTGAATCAGTAATGGCAGGAACACCTATTATTCTAAATGTTACAGGTGGAATGCAAGACCAATGTGGATTCAAAAAGAAATCTACTAAAAAATACTTTACTGCTGAAGATTATAAACAAATCGGTTCACTTCACAATTACAGAGAATGGGAAGATAAAGTAACTCATGGTGAGTGGGTAAAGCCAGTTTGGTCAAGAGTTCAAACAATGGTTGGTTCACTTCCAACTCCTTATATTATTGATGATAAAGTAGATGTTTATGAAGTAGCAGATGCAATTAGATATTGGTATGATAAAACACCAGAACAAAGAAAAAAAGCAGGATTAAAAGGTAGAGAAGAATTCTTAGGTGAAATGGGATTAAATCATACAAATATGTGTAAAACACTCCACGATGGAATTCAAACTACACTAAAAAATTGGAAACCAAAGAAAAAGTTTAATGTTTATAAACTTAGGTAATGATTGATAGAATCTTTATAATTGGTGATAGTTTTTGTGATGGTGTAATGCATTCAATAGATAGAAAACCTCCTTACAAACAAATGCATTGGGTAAACTATGTAGATTATCATTATAAAGATACTGAAGTTATAAATGATGCTTTTGGAAGTAGAGATTTACAATCTATGATTGATTATTGGATTAAGTTATTTCCAATTCTTACAGAAAATGATAGAGTTATTATTGGGTTTTCTGATGCACAAAGACAAAGAATACCAATTGAAGATGAAAAAGATTATAAAAAGTTAGAATGGAGTGGTGGTGTTTGTAAAAATATGTTCTTAACAAGACAATGGTGGAGTGCTTATGAAGATTTTAAAACAACTTCAGCTTCAGATATTTATTCTGAGAATGATATGGATAAAATGTTAAATTTTTTAGAAGTTATGAATCAAAGTAAAACAACTTCTCAAAATTATAAAGAAGTAATCGAATCACTTTATAAAGTTGCTCCATGTAAAACCTACTTATTTTCATGGCAAGATTACCATCAATATAATTTACCAAAAGCTTATTGTGTTGAAGATAGAGCTGATTTAACAGGAATATTAGGAGATTGGACTACCATGCATCAATTGGCCGAAGAAACAAATGGAGAAGAAGGTTTAGAACATGACCAGCATTGGGATTATAGAACTATGGAATCATTTGGAAAATATGTAATTGATAAAATAAAATGAGTAAACCAATTTTTATAATAAGATTTCCAGGTTATTGGACTAACAATCAAGTTAATGAATCTCGTAGAGCAATTCACAATATGAAAGAACTTAGTGAAGATTATCATATTTTAACTTTACAAGATAATGAAATTGAAACTACAAGATTTGAATGTTACAATTCACCTCACGAACCAGAAAAGTTAGAAGAAATTACACAACTAACAAAACTCTCAATAGAGAGATGTTTAAGAAACGAAGAAGAAAACAGATTAAGAGAATTAGAAGATGAATAAACCATTATTAGTATTTCAGGCACCAGTAGCAACAAGAAGTGGTTATGGTGACCATTCAAGAGATATCTTGAAATCATTATTTGAATTGGATAAGTACGATGTAAAGATTGTACCAACAAGGTGGGGAAATACTCCACAAGACCAGATTGACCCTCAAAGTGAGTTTGGACAAAAACTTTTACAAAATATTGTTACTAAAGTTGATAGACAAATAGATATTTTTATCCAAGTTTCAGTTGCAAATGAATTTAAAAAAGTAGGTAATTATAATATTGGGATTACTGCAGGAGTTGAAACAACAATTGCACCACAAGAATTTTTAACAGGTGCAAATAATATGGATTTAATTATAACTCCATCAGAGTTTACAAAAGAAACTTTAGTTAAAACAACATTTACTCAAGTTGATAAACAAACTAAACAAGAAGTTGGAAAACTTCAATTAACTAAACCAGTTGAGGTTTTATTTGAAGGAGTTGATACTACAATATTTGATGGTAAATCTAAATCATCTATATTGGATTCAGTTGATACTGATTTTAACTTCTTATTTGTAGGACATTGGTTAGCAGGAGATTTAGGACACGATAGAAAAGATGTAGGAATGATGATTAAAACATTTTGTACAGTTTTTAAAAATTTACCAAAGAAACAACAACCAGGTTTAATTCTTAAATCATCTCACGCTGGATTTTCAGTTGGTGAAAGAGAAACTATTTCAAGAAAGATAAAAGATTTAACAAAAGAATATGGTGATAATTGTCCATCTATCCATTTAGTATGGGGAGATTTATCAGAGGAACAACTTAATTCACTTTATAATGATGATAAAGTTAAAGCAAAGATAATGTTTACAAAAGGAGAAGGATATGGTAGACCACTTGCAGAGTTTGCAACAACAGGTAAACCAATATTAGTTTCTAATTGGAGTGGATACAAAGATTTCTTACCAGAAGAAAATACAGTTTACTTAGAAGGTGAATTAAAAGAAGTTCATAAATCATCTCAAAACAAATTCTTATTAAAAGAAGCAAAGTGGTTTTATGTAGATTATTCAAAAGCAGCGGCAAAGATTTTTGATGTACATAAAAACTATAAAACATATTTATCTAAGAGTGAAGGATTGAAAACAAATATTAATTCAAACTTTACACTTTCCAAGATGACTGAAAAGTTAGGTTCTATACTTGAAAAATATGTTAAGGTTGAACCACAACCACAACACATTGAAATGAAGTTACCAGAAATTAAGAAATTATAATGACTTTATATACAAGACAATATACTAAACTTTTAAGACCTGAAAAGAGAGTACCAAGAAGTCAAATCAGGCCAAGAAATATCTATCGTATTGTTACATACAAGGGAGGTGAACCTGCAACAAAAACAGCAGAAACAGCAAGATATGTTTTTGTAATTGGAGTTGTTGGAAATAAAATACATTGTATAAAAATTAATCCAATAGTACCTTTACATTTTACACAATTAATTGGTAAATTAAGAGATAAAAGAAAACCACTAAGTTCTCAGTTAAGATTAGAAGATATGTTAAAAACATACTCACGAGATGGTAATTCACTTTTTGATAGTTCTATAAAAACTAATAGAAATTTATATCGTAGAGATTTAAATAATTATAGAACTTATATCTTAGATAAAATAGTAAATGTATATGAAATTAGATTTGAGCAAGAAGTATTAGAAAGATTATTTGGTGAAATAACAACCGCATCTGAAAAGAGAGCAATTATTAAAGATGAACAATCTGATTTAGATGAAGATAATCCAAATTCATTAATACAATAAAAAATGACAATAAGTTACGCAATTACAGTTTGTAATGAATTAGAAGAAATAACAAAATTATTAGATTTTTTACAAACAAAAATTAGAAAAGAAGATGAAATTGTAATTCAGTTTGATACTGATAATACACCAGAGGAAGTAGTTCATTTTCTAAAACTACAAAATGCTATGCATAATTACACAGTAGTAGATTTTCCTCTTAATAAAGATTTTGCATCATTTAAAAACAATCTTAAATCTCATTGTACAAAAGATTATATTTTTCAAATTGATGCTGATGAAATCCCACATGAAGTTTTAATTAATTTTTTACCACAACTTTTAGAAGATAATAAGGTAGATGTGATTTTTATACCAAGAGTAAACACAGTTGAAGGATTAACACAATCTCATATTGATAAATGGAAGTGGAATGTAAACGAAAAAGGTTGGGTAAACTTCCCTGATTATCAAACTAGAATTTACAAAAATACAAAAGAAATTACTTGGATGAATAAAGTACACGAGAGAATAAGTGGTTATGATACTTTCTCAAACTTTCCAGCCGAGGAACAATGGAGTTTATATCATCCAAAGAAAATAGATAGACAAGAAAAACAAAACGAATTTTACGAAACAATTTAAAAATATGGAAACAGGTAAATTTAAGCCATTAGGTGATAGAGTATTAGTTAAGGCTGATGAAAAAAGGGAAAGTACAACAAAAAGTGGAATCATTATTGCAGATTCGATTACTATGGATAAAAAAGTTTATGGTGAGGTTGTATCAATAGGAACAGGTATCTTTTCTCAGAATGGAGAGAGAATTCCAATGACAGTAAAAGTTGGTGATAGAGTAATGTACGAAAAAGGACATGGTGTAAATAAAATAGAAATAGGAGATGAAGAATATCTTTTATTTAACGAACATCAATTAATAGGAATCGTATCGTGAAAATCTTAGTAACAGGTGGAGCAGGATTTATTGGTTCTAATTTAATTAAAAAATTAGTATCAGAAGGTAATGAAGTTGTATCGCTTGATGACTATTCAACTGGTGATAGAAAAAATCATATAGAAGGTGTAAAGTATATCAATTGTGATATTGAACAGATAGAATATATTAAAGGAAAGGATATTGATTTATGTTATCATCTTGCTGCACAATCAAGAGTACAACCATCATTTGATGACCCAACAGAATGTTTACGAGTTAATGTAAATGGAACTGAAAAGGTAATGGAATGGGCAGATAATTGGGATATACGAGTTGTATATGCTGGTTCATCTTCTAAACACCATGACCCTACCGATTCACCATATGCTATGTACAAATATCTTGGAGAAGAAGTTTGTAAACTTTATAAAAAAACATTTGATGTTAATGTAGAGATTTGTAGATTCTATAATGTATATGGGCCAGGTGAATCATTAGATGAAAAATATGGAAGTGTAATTGGTATTTGGAGAACAAAAGTATCCAAAATTGAAGCACTACCTATTGTTGGTGATGGTGAACAAAAAAGAGATTTCATTCATGTAGATGATATTGTAGATGGATTAATTAAAATCGGATTTGGTTCTGAAAAACATGAAGATGCTTGGGAACTTGGAGTTGGAGTAAATTATTCAATTAATGAAATTTACAGATGGTTTAATGAAAAGTTTTGGATAGAATCAACTTATATACCAGAACAAAAAGGAAATTATAGAGAAACTCTCAATACTAATACAGATACAAAAGAAAGATTAGGTTGGGAACCAAAAGATAGATTAAAAGAATATATTCAATCATTATGATAGGAATTATAGGACAAGGTTTTGTTGGTAATGCGATTTACCAAAAGTTTAAAGATTATTACGAGATTAACACTTACGATTTAGATTCATCTAAATGTAATTCAAGTGAACAAGAAACATTAGATAACGATATTGTTTTTGTATGTTTACCAACACCAATGAATTCAGATGGAAGTTGTAATGTTAGTTTGGTAGAATCTGCAATCAAACGATGTTCTGAATTTGGTATCACTAAAACTGTTGTAATCAAATCAACAGTATCTCCTGGCACTACTGCTAGAATAAATTCATTATATCCTAATATGGATATTGTATTTAATCCAGAATTCCTTACTGAAAGAAATGCAGTAAAGGATTATGAAAATCAATCTCGTATCATTTTAGGAGGACCAAGACCAAGTACTACTAAATTAAAAGGAATATTCTCAAAGGTATTTCCAAAAGCACATATTATTAAGACTGATTCTACTCATGCAGAAATGGTAAAGTATTTAACTAATACCTTCTTATCAGTTAAAGTATCATTTGCAAATGAGATATATCAGATATGTGAAGGATTAAATGTTGATTATGATAAGGTTGTAGAGTATGCCACACATGATGAACGATTAGGCAAATCCCATTGGAATGTACCAGGTCATGATGGAGATTTTGGATTCGGTGGACATTGTTTTCCAAAAGATTTAGCAGCATTGATTCACTTAGCAGAAAACTTAGATGTTATTGATAATGTTTTAAGTGC